GCTGCCGGCGGGAGACCTGCCCCCGACGATAGATTCCACATCGCTCCTGCTCTTAGAGATTCCTCTGGCGTAGACTATTTAGATGTGTCCGTCGAAGGTCTTGAAGGCAGGAACACTATGAGCAGGATTTATTCTCCGCACGGGTGGGGCGAAGCTGACACAGATAAGTACAACCTGGCAGCACGAATCTTCGTACCCTTCCTAATAGCGATGCTGGCAGCACGAAATATCTGCAAGCAAACTAGGGAGCACAAGCTAGCATCGCTCGGCATAGGCGGTAAGAAGTCCGATCCTACCCGCAGGTTCCGATACGTGACTACGCTTACCGTTCCAGCCATACGAGAAGAGACCGAAGACAGCACAGAGACGGGCTGCGAAAAGACTCCTCACTATAGGCGTGGACATATCCGTCACCAGCCCTACGGGCCTCGCCTAGAACTTGTGCGGCCCGTATGGATTGCGCCAGTATTCGTTAATGCAGACAAGGAGTGGGTCAGAGAGCGCAGCGCCTACAACGTGAGTCCCGCTCGGGCGTTAGACTAAGCCCCAGTCCTTAGCGCAGACGTCCTCGACGGTAGGCGACCAGCCGAGGCCGCTCATGTCGCGCGAGCGCTGCGTTCCGTCCCGTGGGTCGGCGCCGACCACTCCGCCGTACCCGCGGATGATGCCTTCGCCATACCCGAACAGGTGCACCTGACACAAATGCGGCTTGCTCGGGTGTCCGTTCCAGTGCTCGGGCCAGGCCTCTCGCCGGACGCGCTTGCCCTCCGCGACGCGGGCCATAGCCCACTCTACGCCGTGCACGTAGCCGAACCGGTCCGGGTCCTCGGCCATCACGCCCTCCACTTGTTCGCGTACATCGTCACGATCTGGCGCGTCGCGTTCTCGAAGGTCACGACGTCGGAGATGGAGTGCGCGCTCGGCCCGAGCATGTACGGGAAGTCCAGCGCCGCGGCGCCGCCCGAGTAGACGAGGTCGCGGATGGCGGCGATGTGGTCGTGGTTCTTATTCACCGCGCGGCCGAGCTTCGCCAGGTTGCGCGTGGAGCCGCGCGCCCCGTTCGGCCCGAGGTCGCCGTGCAGCCCGCACTCTACGCCGCCGCCGTGCCCCTTGCAGATGACGAAGGACTCGTCCTCGCGCAGGAAGCGCACGTCGCCCGCCATGCCAGCCTCGCGCAGCGCCCACTCGAGGAGAGGCTGAGGCGCCTCCTTGGCGGTTAGCCCGTCGTCCATCAGCTCCAGGAGCCGCTGCCGCAGCTTCGCATGGTACCGCGCGTTGAGCGGGTCCAGGTTCGGGTCGGCGTCGTTCACCCACCTCAGCAGGTGGCGATGGTGGTTGGACGGCACGACGACGGTCTCCGTCCAGCCGCGCAGCGACTCGTTCACGAAGTCGGCGGTGACCCGCATCTCGTCCTCGACCCCGCCCTCGCCGCTGACGTGCTTCTCATAGGTGCGCAGGAAGTTCTTCATGTCGTGATGGCCGCGGGCGCGCATGGAGAACACGTCGTGCAGGAACTGGCGCCGCGGCCGCAGCGCGTCGAGCATGCCGCCCTTGCCCCAGGACAGGCGGCGGACCCAGAGCGCCATCTCCGCGGCGTGCGCGTCTCCCCAGCCGACCGAGTCCACGAAGCGCTCCGAGCCGCCCATACGCTCGACCTTGCCCGATCGGATCCGGATCGGTGGCGACGGCGACGGGCCCACGTCGTAGACGCTGCCCTCGTCGTCGGCGTGAAGCTGCCTGACCCACCAGTGCCCGCCCGCGTCCACCTCTACGATCAGGCCGCCGTAGGCGTGTTGCCGCTCGGCCATGATGCCGACGCGCTTCTGTACGTAGTTCCGCTGCGTGACGGTGCCGGTGGAGAAGTTGAGCTTCGTGCCCTCGCCCGCGAGCGAGGCCACGCTGACCAACTCGATCTTGGCGTGCGGCACGATGTTGGACTTGCGCCCGTTGTAGGTCTCCATGCCGGTGAGCGGGTGCTGAGCCGTCGGCAGGATATTCATCTCGCCGCACCAGACGAGCGCGGGCGCTAGCTCCACGCTCTCGTCCTTGGCGAAGGCCAGCACCTCAGGGTCGAACCACAGCTCGCGGTCCGGCGCCTTGTAGCGACCGCGCTTCACGGCCTTACGGCCATAGGCGTCCATCTGATAGGAGAAGGTGCCGACCATCAGCTCGCAGTCGCCCGTCGGCAGCGCGTCCAGGTGCGCGCGATACGCCTGCAGGTTATCCCAGGCGACGCGGTGGAGATGCGTGTTGTTCTGCGCGGAGGTAAAGATGTAGCGCCTGACGTGTCCCGCCCGCGGCAGCCTGCGCACCCTCGGCGCGGACGCTGCGATCTTGCCGCCCGCCAGCGGCTTCTCGGGCTTTATGCCTAGCCGGCCCGGAGCCTTGTCCAGTCGGTCGCGCAGGGTGATGCGGTGCACTCCTAGGGCGCGAGCCGCGGCCGACAGGTTGCCGCCGGACTCCTCGTACGCGGCCACCGCCGCGCGTAGCTCAGCGTCTGACGATCGATTCTTACCGGCCGGGTTGGCCATGGCTCCTCCTGTCTGGCGGGGCTATCACTTTACGATGTGAGCGATACCGCTTAGGACCTGTTGGACGCCTACGAGGAACACGCCTAGCGCACCAGTCACCAGGATGCCCACGGCCGTCAACATGCCTTTGCTCTGCATCTTCTCTACGTTGCGCGTCCAGCGATCCAAGTGCGCAAAGTTCTTCTGCACCCGTATCGGATCATTCATGTCGATGCCTATAGCGGTCAGCGTCTCATGCGTAGCCACCCTAGCTGCCTCCCTAGCAGCAACGGTGGCAATCGTGACAATCTCGTCGCGCTTTTCCTTCTTGGTGGCCATGACGTTACGCCTTGCTAGTCAACGCTGGGAGCAGACGCGATATAACATTGTTCATGGTGCCAGTGACGATCTGTCCACCAAAGATGAACATGACCATAGTATTCGCCCACGTCTCCTGCAGCGCAGGAATCTGCCGGACGAAATACTGGCAGACCTGCCTGCCGGGCGGCGGCAGTTGGCCGATCGCCGGTATGACGCAGCCCTGTATGTTAAGGTGCGCGTCGAGGACCGACACATAGATGATCGAGCCATTGTAGAAGGCGGTGGGGATGACGAACAGAATCCAGCCGAGCCAAAAGATCGGGTGGCCCATGGCGGTGGTTAGCACCGAGGCCTGCACCTTCCTCAGCTCGACCTCGCCCTCGATCGTCCGCATGATGACTTCGCCTAGCTTGCCGTACTTGACGGCGCTAGACTCGTTGCGGGCCTTCATGTAGTTTAGGATCGACGTCAGCGCGCCGCCACCTAGGAACTTCAGTAGGAACGGGAGTACGAGGCCCATGTTAGCTATCCCTGTCGCCGGTCGGGACTTCGACCGGCCCGTCGCTATCAGACTTCTTCGACCACGGCCACTTGACCGGGCCGGTGGTTACCAGACGCAGCAACACTATCCCCAGCGACACGTAGCCGAGCAGTTCCGCCTTGCTCTCCGGCAGGAACTGTCTAATGAGGTACAGGTCCAGGTACTCCGACGCCGCCACCAGCGCGATCGCCGCGGCGAACAGCAGGGTCTTGATGCCGTTCAGGAACCCCAGCGTAGCTCGCCACGCCCTGCCGATCACGCGACCTCCTTGCCGCGCTGCTTGTTCGCGTAGGCGACCAGCTCGTCGCGGTACTTCCACGCTACGTATAGCAACGCCAGCACGGCTAGCGCGCCGATGCCGTAGACCAGGTACTCGGATAGCTCGAAGCCGTGGACCTGCGGCGTCTCGCGCGCCACCTCGGCCGAGCCCGTCGCGACGGTGCCCGTCGCGGTGGTGGACTTCAGCTTGCGCGCCGCGTCAAGCTCGCGCGTGAGCGCGGCCCTGGTGGCGGGACCGATCGCGCCGTCCTTCGTCAGGTTGGGGTGGTGCGACTGAAACTTCCTGACCGCTACGTCCATCGCCTCGTCGAAGCGTCCCGCCACCGCGGGCGGCTTGGACACGTCGAGGAAGCCCAGCTCTCCGAGCTGTGCGCGGTAGGTCGCGATCGCCGGGTCGACCATGCCGAGCCTTAGTTGGCCTATCGTGCGAGCCTCGGAGACGGGCACGTCCTTGCCGTCTATCCTTACCTTACCCACTATGCGACCGCGCTCGTCGACGAGCGCCGGCATCTGGATCACGCCGTAGTTGCCCTGACCCATAGCCCACTCTTCGCCGCGCCTGCGGGTCAAGCCAGCGATGACGCGACCGCCGCCCCTATTCCAGGCCATGAAGGCCGAGCGCGCGGCGGCGAAGTTCCCGGCGAGGAAGGGCTTGACCCAGGAGGCGCGCGAGATGCCGCCCGTGTTGTAGTGGAAGGAGGTGCCCATGTCGAAGCCGGACTGCGTGGTCCCGGCCATGCGCTTGTTCACGCTCGGCTCGTAGCGATTGCGCAGCGCCCTGCGGAACAGGTCCACGCATTGCTCGAAGGTGATGGTGACGCCAGCCACGATCTTGAACGGAAGCTCGCCGACCTGGTTGGTCAGGCCGAAGCCGATCGTCCAGACGCCCACGACGTCGCGATAGGCGCGGAGGGCGCAGCCCTCCCAGCCCATGATCTTGCGTTCGCCTCGGTCAGAGGTCTGCATCGGCTCAGCGCTCCCAAGGGCTTAAGATAGCCCTATCCGTGTGCCTAATCAACCCACTATTGCCACGGTGGTCCGCACTCGCTTAGGCGCAAGCTCCGTAAGGACTTCCGGCGGCGGCTCCGTCGGAGGCTCGGTGGGCGGCTCCGTCGGAGGCTCGGTGGGCGGCTCCGTCGGAGGCTCGGTCGGCGGCTCGGTGGGCAGCTCGTCCTCGTATGACGTGGCCACCAGGACCACCTCACGCGTAGCCCGCGTGGGAACCTTGGTGACCTCTACCGCCAGCACGGCCTCGCGCGTCACGCGTAGGACCGAGTCCGTAGCCTCCGCCGCCAGCGCCGCCTCGCGCGTCGCGCGGAGGGCCGAGTCCGTAGCCTCCGCCGCCAGCGCCGCCTCGCGCGTCACGCGCACAGGGTTTACAGGCTCCGTCGGCGGCTCCGTCGGCTGCTCCGGCAGGCCTGGGTCCGTTGGGATTATCTCTGCTAGGTAGTTCTCCACCGCGTCGTGCAGCGCGTCGTGCTCGGCCGTGGTCATGGCCGCGCCCCAGAACACGAAGGACACCACCCCGTTGAAGTAATAGCCGGTGGCCTGGCTGTAGAACAAGCCCGGCGTGCGGTCCGGCTCCAAGTACTGCGACGTCCCGGTCTTCTCCACCTCTCCGAGCACGCCGAAGCCCGCCTCGTCCTCCTCTACCGGGGACGCGGAGACGGCCGCCGACGTGTCCAGCTCGACCTTGTCCTTGCGTAGCTGCGAGGCGTTGGCGCCGGACCTGTTGACTATCCAGAAACCCTCCGAGCCCGCGCCCGCGGAGGCCGCTAGCGCGTCGGAGTCGGTAGACTGGTTGGCCTTGGCCCCGGCCTGTCCGCCGAAGATAGTGCCGGCGGGCCAGAATCCCCCGCCGCCCATGCGGATGAAATTGCCCTCCCACACTCCAGCGTTTTTGTTCACCAGCCCGAGCGGCCCGCGCGTGTACCACGACTGCTGGGAGACCCACGCGCCCATGGAAAAGTCGTCCTGCGACGCGTTCGGACCGTCCGACACGTTCCAGCCGGACAGGTACATGCCGCCGACCCGGGAGCCGTCTACGTTGAAGAAGCCGTACTTCCCTACGTCCGGCACGTCGACCGGGGAGCCGATCGGCTGCAGGGTGAAGAGGCCAGGCTGCCTAAGGTTGATGCGGCTAGGCGTTCCGTCCGCCTCGGCCAGCAGGTAGGCGCAGTCCATCTTCGCCCACGCTCCCCCGGCCTTGAGCGCGACGACTAGCCCGTCTATGACGGCCTCGCGCGGGGCGCCGAGCGAGACGTCCAGCTCGTCTAGGTATGCTTGGGTTTCCGCCTGGAGCGGCATGGCTGTCTATCCGCCGCCGCGCTCAGGCGGCCCTGTTCAGGTAGGTCCTTAGCGCGTCTACCGCCGCGGGCAGCCACACGCCGTCGGTCACGCCCGGGTCCTCGTCCATGACGTGGAAGTAGTCGTGGTAGGAGATGGTGAGCGCGTGCGACGAGGCCTGCGCCACGCCGTCGCTCCTGACCCCGAAGTCTATCACGCCGGTGCCCGCCTCGGTCTTGCGCGCCCGGACCACCGCCATCACGCCGTGGACCGCGTCGGGCGTGGTGGGCAGCGCGGCAAGCTCCAGCTCCGTGGCCTCCCCCGGCGTATCGGAGGACAGGTAGTCCGTGTCGTCGTTCGGCGCGGCCTCGTCCACCATGGCGAACGAGTCGTCCCCCGCGCTTTTGTCCCAGTCCTCCTGGGCCGTGTCCGCGTCCGGGTACAGCGTTCTAACCCTGAGGTCGCCCAGGAAGTCATCGTTGACACCGCCCGTTAGATCGCACAGGTACAGGTCGTCTATGTCCTTGTTGCCGCCCGAACCGTTTGTGGCCGGGAACAGGACCAGGCTGGCTGCGCTCTGGACCGAGGTGTCGGCCGTGTCGCCGGTGAAGGTCACCCTGGCCACGCCGTCCACCCTTACCTCGCAGGAGCCGGAGTTCGACACGGTTACCTTGGTCTCTATGTAGTGCTGGTTGTTCAGGCCCAGGACATAGGCGCCCGAGTTCGCCACCTCGGTGCCGGACAGGCTGCCGCGCCGCAGGGACAGCGACCCGTCTACCTTGACCACAAGCGACAGTTGCGCGGCCAGGTTCTCGTCCAGCAGCTTCCACACGCCCTGGCCGCCGTTCACGGTCGGGTAGGCGTCTATCCTGTACGCCATGCCGAATACGAACGACGAGGTGTTGCCGCCGAGGGACTTCCTGGGCCCGTCTCCGCTGGCGCTGCCCTGTCGGAGGCAGTGCGACCCGGTCCTCGGCGTGGTGGTGCTCAGGCTTATGTTCGTGCCAACGGTGCTGTAGGCGCCCTCGGTCAGGCGCGCGGTGTTTGTGCCGTAGTGGTCGAATCCGTCTATCCAGCGAAGCATGGCTGTCTGTCCCCCTTTATGCGGTGCCGCGGACGGCGGCGAAGGTGAAGGTGAGGTGGGCGGCGTTGGCGTCGAGCTGGCTGGGTCGTATCATCTGTATGACGTCGCCGAACACGAACTGGGTCAGCGCGGGCACCGTGGCGACGCCCGACCTGCGCCCCTCGAACTCGGTCGGGGACTCCGTCGGAGGCTCGGTGTGCGGCTCGGTGACCTCAGTCGGGAAGTCCGTGTGAGGCTCCGGTGCCCCCTCGAAGAACACCTGGCCGACCTCCACGCCGTTCCTGTGGACCGGCACCGTCATGTCGTCCAGCGCAGGGACCCTCAGCTTGAACACGCTGCCGACCGCGTCCACGGGCAGGTAGAACGGACGCACGCAGACGAACTCCCACATGGACTCGCCTGGGTTCTCCGAGGCACCTACGGGCCCGCCGACGAAGGAGCCGAAGTCATACACCTTGGGCACGCCAAACATGAGGTGGTAGAGCGGCCCCTCAGTGCTGGCCTCCTCCTCGGAGAACTCCGACGCGCTCTCGTGCGCGTGCAGCACCATGTAGACGCCGTCCTCCGGCACGAAGAATATGTCCAGCTGGTTGTACTCCGTGCCGGGCTGCCACTCGTCGCGCCACGTGAATGCGTTAGTGGGCAGCGTGAACGGACCCAGCACGGTGGCGTCGGTCAGAGTGACCGTCATGCTGGTGCCGACCACGGTGATGAAGTCTATACTGACCGGTACGGGCGGGTTGTTCTCCAAGCTTAGGATGCGCTGGATCACCTGCCAGAAGTTCTCGTCTATCTCCTCGGCTATGAGATTGACGCCCTTGCCCACGCCCCACTTCAGTAGGTTGGTGCCCCTGAAGATCAAGTTCTGATACGGCATCGCTCTCTGTCCCCTGATTCCTTCACTATGCCACCGCGCCTCAGACGAACGAACCCTCCTTGGAGGTCGGGTCTATGTTTAGCGTGGCTATGACGGCTACCCCGAGCGGGACCCCGTTCGTTGTGCCCTTAGAGACGTCGTTCAGCAGCGTTCCGCTCTCTACCACCAGGTCCCCGCCGCTAAGCGAGTAGAAGCCCGAGCCTCCCACGCTCCAAGCCCTGTACCTAAGGACCTGCGACGTTGGCGGGGCCCCGCCTTCCCCGCGCGACTGCATTATGGAGAGGGAGTTGACGTCAAGCTCCGGAAAGTCAGCCCGTATCTTGGTCAGCCCTATGGTGTACATGTCCCTGTACGCGTTCGGCGGCGACCCCGGGAAAACGTGCCTCCCAGCGTAGGACAAGTACTTGGTCATCTCGTGGTCTATGCCCTCGTCCTGAGCGGTGGGCGGGTCGGACGACTTGGTTATTATGGAGGGCCCGAAGTTGTCGCCGTGTATGCCGACCACCGTTACCCTCGGGGGCTGTACAAGCTGGACCCCGGGAATACCGCCCACGCCGAACAGGTTGCTGTCGTCTATGGTCAGCACGGCCACCTTCCTGCCCCAGCTGACGTTCACTATGTTCTGCCACGGGTCAAGGCGGACAGGATTCCCGGCGCTTACTATTAGGGGCATGTCAGTTGTTCAGCGTAAACTTGTGGGTCTTGAACGCACCGTCGTCCTGGAAGGCAATGTTCCTTATCCTCTCGATGTCGACGAAGGACCCGTCGTCCGGGTTCTCCACGCGGACCTTCTCCACCTGCCTGTACTGCTCCTTGTAGTTGGTCGCGGGCAGCGTGGAGAAGCCCGTGAACGAGCTGACGAGCGCTATCTCTGCGTCCCCGGCCACGCCCCACTCCGCTATGGCCTCGCGCGGCTCCTCCTTAGCCTCCTTATTCAGGGCCCTGTTGAAGGCCTGCTCCGATTGGAACGGCCTGACTACGCCCTCTAGCTGGCCGAGCATCACGCGGCCTCCAGGTCTATGGTCTTAGGTACGGACAGCGCGGAGACGGTTATGGCGTATCTGGCCGTGAACGGCCCGCCCTCCAGCGGCACGAGGTCCAGGCGGACCTTTGTGGGCCTGCTGCGCAGCGCCGCGGCGGCTTCGGCCGGGTCCTGCCATGGCCGGCCGGGCAGGAGTACCTCCGAGGCGATGTGGGCCTCCTGGGCGTCGGGCCCGTCCTCAACCTCGCACGAGCGCAGCACAGTGCCGTGCCGCATGTCAAGCAGGTCGACGCCGTCGTAGTCGTCCTCGTCCGGCCCCGTGAAGTCGGAGTACGTGACCTCGCCCGCGAAGGGCATGATGGTAGCGCCGTCGTAGAACTGATACCCGGGGTCGACGTAGCCCTCCTCCGCGTAGACGGGCTCGCCCGCCTCCTCGGTTACGGTCGACCCCTTCCCTATGCTGGCGGCGATCTCCACCGTGGCCACAGGCTCGCCGACCGAGCCATCAATGGACAGCTCGTAGCTCACCACCTTGCCGGCGACCTGACCGCCCGGCAGCCTGCCGTCCGCCACCAGCGCGTTGTGCCTGCACGTCAGGTCCACCGCGTCCGGGAAGCTGGTGCGGAAGCTTAGCCTGGCCGTGCGCGCGCGGGACAGCAGCTTGGCCCGCGCCAGCGCTATCAGGTAGGTCAGGCTGCGGCGGCCTCGCTCGGTGGGCAGGTAGTGCGCCAGCCTTATGTCGCCTATGGCCGAGCCGTCGTGGCCAGTCCCGGACTCCGGGTCCAGGTCCGAGCCCACGAACGAGGTGGACAGCGCTATCCTCAGGACCTCTGCGTCCGCCACCTCCGTCAGGATGGCCTGCGTGTCCGCGTTCAGCTCGAACTCCACCAGCTCTACCCTGGAGCGCGAGGCCTTGAACGATAGCGAGACGGTGCCCGTCAGCCTGTACTTCGGGAAGACCACTATGCGCGAGCTGTCCTGGCCGAGGAACGTGCCCTGGGCGGGCCTGAGCGATATGGCCAGCCCGCTCGGGTATCCGCCTCCGCCTATGGCGAAGACCGTGGACTTGGACTTGGACATGAAGAAGAAGGTGGGCTGTGCCTGCAGCCCGAATAGCGCGGCGCTGGCGGCCCCCACAGTCCAGCCGGACCCTATCCCGGCGCCAGCCTTAGGCCAGTCCTTCACCAGGCCGTCCCCGGTGTAGGACTCGAACACGTACGGGCCGGACCCGGCCGCCTGGAAGGCCGCCCTTATGGCGGGCGTCACGTCTACGTCCCCGGCGCCCCCCTGGTTCCAAGATAGCTCAGCCGACACCTGCACCTTGCGAAGCGGCGGCTCGCCGAACGTTAGGTTCATGTCGTCGTACAGCAGGACCCTCTGGCCGACGGACGCGCCGAACTCCAGAACCCCGTCCTCCCCGGTGACTATGTCTGACGCGGTTAGCAGGTGCGTGACCCGATCCACGTGCCACAGCTGGGTGCGGGCCTCCAGCACGGAGTCGTCGACCTCGCGCTGGTCCGGCGTAAGGAACAGCGGGTCCCAGTACGGCGCCACGCGCATGGCCTCGGCCAGCGCGGCCTTCTGCTCGGCGTAGTCGGTCGGTCGCGCCACGAAGGAGAGGCGGACAAGCTCGTCCTGCAGGTTCTCTGGCACGCCCACCAGGCGTCCTCGGAACAGCGGCACCACGTCCACGCCCGCGGCGCCGCCTGACGCCAGGCCGCGGTCCCACGAGAACCAGGCCCAGACGGGCCGACCGGCCTTCAACAGGCCCACGCGCGGGTTCTTCAGCTCGACCTCAAGCGCGGGAAACTCGCCCTCGTGCTGCGTCAGCTTGAAGGAGAAGACCTTCTCGTCCTCGACGTGGTGCTCTGGCCCGAACGCGGTCTCGGCGGGCGCGGTCCAGGCGAAGTAGAACGGCTTCACCTCAGACCTCCTCCAGCTCCAGGGACCAGCCCTCTTCGGCCTCCCACTCTTCCACTTCCTGCGGGCAGGATATGACCATCATCTCCAGGACGGGCCTGTAGAAGATGAAGCCGTCGGCCTGGCGGACGGAGCCCGGCACGGCGAGCCTGCCTAGATCGACGTCGGTCGGGAGTTCGGTCGGATTCTCGGTGTCGGCCTCGTGCCGGACCGCTAGCTCCTTTACGCAGTGCACGGTCAGGATGAGGCCCGGGAACACCCCGTCGAACGCCGGGGCCTGCTGGTCCTTGCAGGTTATGGTGCTGCGGTACTTGCGGAACTGCGCGGCCGACAGGTCGATTAGCTCGGCGTTGACCGTTCGCTTGGCCTGCGATGACTGCTCGATCGGTTCGAGGGATTGACTCACGCCGCGCGCGGAGTACGGCGGCATGCCCGGGCCGATCAGGACCAGGAGAGTGTTCTCTTGTGCGGGCAGCGTCATGGCTCAGGTCCCCGCCCAGTTCGGCTTGCGCCCGAGCGAACGCGTGCGTCGCTTGATCGCGAAGCGCGACAGGCTCTCGGCCACGTCGTCGGACGCGGTCATGTTGAAAGTCTCGCCGCCGATGTTGAGGGTGACCGGCCGCCCGCCGCCGCCTGCGCGCGCGAGCGCGAGCCCGCCCACAGCGAAGCGCGGCATGGCCAGCGGCCGCAGGCTGTGCCCGAGCGCGGACGCGAGCCCACCCATGGAGAAGCCCTTCGGCAGTTGCATGGAGTTCAACGCCCGCATGAAGTCGACGCCGTAGTGCCCCACGGCCTTCGCGTTGACCACGAACTCGTTGTTGGACAGCAGCGCCAGGATGGAGTCGCTGGTAGAGGTGCCACGGCCTCGCACTCGCCCGCCTCGCGCGAACCCGCCCACCGATGCGGCGGGCCCCGCCTGCGCCTTGGCGGCAAACAACTGCTTGACCCAGTCGATGGCCCTTCTGACCAGGTTGATGAACGCCACGATAGGCGCGGTCATGCGATTGAAGACGTCCACCACGAAGTTGAACACCGAGTTTAGCGCGCCCTTTATCGTGTCGACCGCGCCGGTGAAGGCGTTAGTCAGCGTTTCCTTGATCTGCGGCCAGTTGTTAGCGATCCAGGCAGCTAGCAGGCCTAGCGCTATGCCTATGGCGACGATTAGGAGCCCGACCGGCGTGAAGGTCGCGACCATCAGGATGCCTATGGCTATTACCGCCTGGATAGCGGTCACGAACAGGCCGAGCACTCCGGTGACCTGCGCTATGATTAGCGCGAAGGCGATCTGCTGGCCGGTCAGCTCGGTGCCGAACACCCTGTTGAAGGTGCTAGCCACCAGGTCGAGCACGGCGACGATACCGTCGAAGATGGGCTTTATGACGTTGTTGAAGACGCCCGCCACCGTCTGGCCGAACAGGACGACCGCGTTCTTAGCGTCTAGCACCCACTGTAGCTTCACGTCCTGGTCTCGACCCTGCATTAGCAGGATTAGGTCATCCAGTATGGGCTTCACGAAATCCCGTATAGCGGCCCCGAACTCTAGGATTCGCCCTCGGTTCTCAGCGATTATGTTGGCTAGCGCGTTAGCCCCCGCCGTCTGCGCTGGCGCGAACAGAAGGCCGAACTGGTCCCGCGTGCCCTTTATAGCGGTGGTCAGCCGACCGAAGGCGTCTCCGGCCTTGTCGGCTATGATAGCCTGCGTCTTAGTGAAGGTGCCGCCGAGGAACTTAGCGTCAGCGATCATGGCGCGGATGCCCTTGCGGCCCTCGTTCAGGAGCGCCGCCAGCTTGGGCCCGCCTCGCGCGCCGAATATCTCCATAACCAGGTTGGTCTTGGCTATGCCGTCCGGCATCTTGGATATTACCTCCGCGACGTCCTCCAGCACTTGCAGCGAGGAGCGGAAGCCGGTCTCGGCGTTTCCAACGTTGATCCCGAGCTTCTTTATGGCGTCGGAGTTCAGCAGAGCCGCTTCGGCCGCGTTCTCCGTTATTGCGGTTACCTCGCGCTGAATCTGCGTGTAGTCCTTGCCAGACGCTATGCCCTCCCGGCGCACTCGGTCCAGCTCGTTCGCGAACTTGGCAGCGTCCCTGGCAGAGTCCGCGGCGGACTTCTGGAACCTGGCGAACACCCTGGAGAATACGTCTACCTCTATGCCGGACTGCTGAGCCGCGAACTTCAGCCCGCCGAACTCCTCGGTCGTGACGCCTAGCTGTTGCGCCATGTCGTGGGCTTCGGAGCCGGCCCTTACCGCGCTGTTGACGAAGGCTAGAATCCCTACGCCTAGCGCGACCACCGCGGTGCCCGCTATCGCCACGCGCTTCGCTACCGTGCTGGCTGCGTCGCCAACGTCGTTGAATCGCTGGCGCGCGTTGGCCGCAGCGATCGCCACGCGCTGGAAATGGGCGCGCGTGTCGGCCACAAAGCGGCCTAGGGTGGAGTGGGCTCCGCCGGTGGCGTCGGCCGCGGCCTTTAGCCGCTTGAAGGCGACCTCGCCGATCACGCCGAGCTGTGCTAGCTCCCGCTTGATCTCCTCGCCGCCGTCCAGCGCTATACGCGCGACCAGCGTGTCCTTGCCGCCCTTGACCGCCACCTGTCAGTCCCCCTGCTTGCCCATGGCCGCGGTGAAATAACCGGCAAGCCTGCTCTTGGCCTTCCTCACCGCGCCCAGCACGTCGAAGCGCTTGCGGATTGTCACCGAACTTAGCCCGAAGAACAGGGGTATGGTGCGCAACACGCCCCTACCGCGGCCGCGCTCACTATTCCCGCTAGCGGTAAGCTGAGCCAGGGAGACCTTGGGCCGAGACTGCCTGGCCTTGGCGCGGCTCATACGTACGCGCGCGGCTAGGAGCGGGTGCCTGCTTCCGGCGTTCATGGTTATCAGCTTGACGCCGCGAGACGACAGGAGCCCGGGCGTCACGCGGCGGCGGCCGATCTTCTTCGGTGCGCCTGCCAGCGGCAGCCACAGCATGGGCCGTCCTAGGATGGCCATGCCGCGCTCGAATACGTGCGCGTAGGGTATCTTGTGGAAGAGCCAGGCGGCAGCGTTCACCGCCACACGCTTGCCCTCCGGGTATATCTTTAGCCTTAGCGCGTTCTGCCAGCGCCGGGAGAAGCCTCCCGCCGCGATGCTGGCGCGGCCTCCGACCTTGGCGTCCTCGCCTGCGCGGGTTATAGCCTCGGTGGCGGCGACGGCCACCGGCCGGTACTTGTCCCTGAACTGCGTGGAGAGGGCGCCCGCCGCGTAGGTGAGGGAGAGCCTCATGGCTTGGTCAGTTCCTTCACCTGGTCCTTCACTGCGCGCGGCTCGCCGCGAGCCGCGTTGAAGGCCATAGCCAGTTCCTCGGCCTTCTCGATCTTCCTCCGCATGCGCGCCAACTCCAGGAAGGCTGCGGCGCGTCGCGGCGTGTAGCTCCAGACTGTCTCCTCCGAGTGGCCGTAGGCGATCAGGGCTTCGGTGGCTTCGGCGATCTCGAAGCCGGACCCCTTCTTAGCGCTGCGCTGGACACTCCCGCGGCGGCTCCCATGGAGACCAGCTTTGCCACGAAAGGGCCGAGGCCTCGCGGGAGCGTCAGCCTTAGGATGGCGTCGATGAGGTCAAGCTGCGCTTCGGCGTTGAGGGCCGCGGCCTGCTTCTCCGTGACCCCGTCGCCAGGCTTGCCGACGCCCGCGGCTATGATGGAGGCCGCCGCGCGCGGCACCAGCGTGACCAGGTCGGCCGCGGTCAGGTTGACCTCCTGGCCGGTCATGACCTTGCGCAGTTCTGGAAAGTCGCCCAGGAGATGCGCCGCACCCTCGATGGAGACGCCGTAGACCTCGACCTCGGTCTCGACGTTGCCCGACTTGACCTTGACCTTCTCCACCGCGGGCGCTATGTCCAGCAATCCTACCATGCCTCTGTCCTCCAGTCTGTGTGTCTAGGTTCGCGCTGCGCGTTAGAAGGTCGGCTCCTCCGTGGGTAGCTCGCCCTCGTCCGCGATCTTGGTGACCGTGCCGAAGCGCTCGCCGACCGCGGCGACCTCGCCCTCGACCTCGATCGCGCCCCACTCGTCCGACAGGAAGTTGATCTCGCCGGACGGGATGATGTCGACCGCCGGGAAGACCACCTGGTAGCGAGGCCCGATCTCGTTGGTGCCGATGAACTTGACCTGGCAGTGCACCGCGTTCTCGGTGAAGATGCCGAACTCGTCGTTCCCGGCGGTGTTGGCTTCGACGACGCCAAGCAGCGCCAGGGCCAAGTTGGCCGCGGTCCACTCCTCCATCGTCATCTTGAGCGTGCCCTTCTTCGAGATGATGACCGTTCGGTCGCGCGTCTTGACGCCGGTCATCGAGCTGAAATGTTCCAGCTTCTCGAGTTCGGGGGTGAAGGCGAACGTGGTGACGTTGCCGACGTGGCGCCAGTTGGCGCCGTCGTCTAGGCTGACGGCGATCTTGCCCTTGCCGATGGCATAATTTTCGATGTTCGGTGAAGCAGGCATTGGTCGAGTTCCCCTCTTTACAGAGCGTTCGGTCGCAGCACGTATGCGAGCGAGAAGCTGAGACCAGCCTCGCCCTCAATCGTCCGCCCCGACGCCAAGCCGGTGGCCATCCCTTCGTATCTTATGTCGCCTTGGTACGTTAGCGAAACCAGCGTGGGATCGTTCGTCACCGCTTTTATGACCTTCGCGCGCCATACGTTTAGCGCGCTGCCCACGTCGGGCGACTTGGCGCCCAGGAGGATGAACACCTCAGGCGTCATTCGCATGATGATCGGCCCGTTGGCGGGCCGGTTGCGGCCGAAGCCGCCCTCGTCTGCGCTCTCGTCTCCGTCCAGCAGGATGAACGCCGGGCGCCTGCGCTCCGGGAGGTCTATCTCGTTGCGCACGGCGTTCTCGTTCTTGAATAGCGCCTTGCCCACCGCTAGCAGTGCGACCAGTATGGCCTCGCGCTTGTCCTCAACCATCAGCGCCCCCTGCCTCGCGACCTGCCGCGGCGAACCCGATGACCACTCTCCACAATCGGTTCGGTCGGCGGTTCGGTCGGCGGTTCGGTCGGCGGTTCGGTCGGCGGTTCAGCGGCTTCGGAGGTAAGCATGGCGGCGCCGACCATTGTCGTGCGCGCTACCCCGTCCAGCGTGTAGAACCCCGGCTCGGCCGCAGAATCTACCGCGACTATGGTCCCGGCCATCGGTTAGCTCAGTTCTATGTACGGGTCGACATAGTACGTGGTCGAGGGCTTGGCCGCCTTGACCGTGGCGTACAAATTTCCTGCGATCTGCGGCTGTGGGCTGGTCAGGGTAACAACCATCTTGAACCGGCAGCCTGCCCTAAAGGTGGCAGCGCCGTCTGTGATGCTGTCTCCGTCCACGGCCGTGGCGTACCCGGCAGGCTCCGAACCCGCGGTCTCGCCCGCCGTGGTGCAGAAGAACAGGCGTCCCGGGTTGCTAGCTAGCTTGATCGAGTCACCCAGGGCGTACGTTGTGATATTCGCCCGCGCAGACGCGACTCCGTCCCACGCCGATGTGTCGGCGGCCAATGCAGCGGCCGAGGCCAGCGCGTCCGCCTTCTTCGTGGTCTTGAGCGAACCTAGCGGGCTATCCGCCGCGCCGAGGTAATCGACGTTGATCCACAACTCGTCGTCGTTCGGGACCGCGGCAGCGTTTATGATGCCATAGATTGTGGCCACCACATCGGCCGCGACCGCGCCGTTCCAGCGGCCTACCGGAAATGTCCAGAACGGCCGTCCAAACTGTACGTTAGCGGTGGTGACGATCTTCCACGCCAGCAGCGTGACGTCGTCCTCCGCCCCGCCAGTGCGTACCGCAGTCAGCTCGGTAGTTAGCGCACCGTCGTAGTCGTACAGCTCCGACCGGACGTTCACCCCCGCGCTGCCAGAGCGCAGTAGCCTGACGCGGGTGGGCATGGTGAATCCGCTCATGGCCGATATTATCGTCACGCTGGACGGCAGCTTGCAGTCCTGTATCGTGAGGTCGACCATGGTTTCGTTGCTATTCGGGTGGACCAGCTTGGTCCCGGACAGGAACGACAAGTCTAGGTTCTTCCACAGGAAGGAGCCGTCTACGGACGACGCGCAGTAGAAGAAGTTGGTAGGCACCGATCCGGAGGCGTCGATAGCCGACGGCGTGTCGCACCAGATTACCTTGCCCTGCATGTTAAGGCCCTGGCCTACGGCGACGAACTTCAGCGTGCAGTTCTTCAGCTCTACCGTGGACTCAAACCGGCCGAACTTGATCGCGCCCCCGGTGGTGCCGGGGCCCATCTTGAACGCGCAGTTCTCGAAGTACATCTCGCGGTTATTCTGCGAGGTCTCAAGCGTCGGGCTGCCGGAGGTTCCGACGCTGAAAGTGATGCCGTAGATCAGCTTGAAGAAGCCGTTCAGCGAGAGGCCGTTGCCGCCGGTGGTGGAGATGGTCGCGGTGGTCAGCAAGTCGGCCGAGACCGGCGGCACGCTGCCCGCCACGTCCACGCAGATCATCCGGTTAGGCGACGCGCGCGAGCCCTGCGAGTTCCACGATAGGGCCGATGCCTGGGTCTCGGCGTGGTCGCTGCCGACGTAGATGGTCTGACCGACGCCGCTGGCCCAGTTAAAGGTCAGGATTAGCCCTGCTCGGGCACCGGGGGCGGCCCAGTTCCCGAACGAGGTTCCGAGGTAGACCCATGTTGCGCCGTTGTCTACCGTGGTGTTGCCCACCGCGCCGACGTCCCACGATGGCTCGCTCGCGCCTACGGTCCCTGAGACCGAGCAGATGAATATATGCGTCCCCGCCGCGTCCTTTACGACGTGGCCGAGCGACGCGTTGGTGTTTACCGCGCGCGAGGCGACCCAGTTCGGCGTGTTGGTCAGGTCGCCGTTTATGGCAGCGAGTCCGGTGCACTCCTGCCACACTATGTCGTTGTCGGTGATCTTGACCCCGCGCGTGAACGTGGTCAGCGGGTCGGACCCTCCCCCGGTTGTGCCTGCGTTCAGTGCTACCCATACACGCTCGTTGCCGACCGAGGGCGTACCGCTCTGACGTATCAGCGCGCCAGCGGCTTTGGCCTGCCCCGTCGCCCACGCCGTGATAGCGGCGTATTTAGCCGAGGAGACGTACCAGGTTGTGTTACCGCCGAAGGCCATGATTTCGTCTCCCTGCAACCGTTGGAGCAGTCTTCGCAACAAGGCTATGAGCCATCTGATTACCCCATCTCTCTTAGCCTAGCGCCAGAAGCACCCGCCTTACCAGCAAGCTACCAACGACTGCGCAGTAGTGTCGGTAGTACCGTCTTCTGTGGTGCCCGTAGCCATCACGCGACGCACCAGCACCGGCAGGACGTCGCCCGCGGCCATGTTCTTGAAGGTGATAGCAGTCGGAAGCTCGGTCGGCCCCTCGACTTCCTCGGTCAGATCGGATTTGCCTGCCGGGACTATAGTCACGTCGCCCGCCACGCCAACGTATATGGTCGAGGCTTGCTCCAGATCGGTGTCGTCGTCTGGCGTGACCGGCGCTGCGAATCGGGCGGGCGCCGTTGCGATGGCAGATTCATCCAACAACGACTGCTGGTCGTGCTCATGGGAAGAACGGGATCAGGCTACCGGCACGGAGCTCGCGGTCGGCGCCGCGGCGGGAGCGCTGGTGTTCGGGATCGCCGCCGGCCTG